ATCACTCGGGCGGGACGTAAGTTTTCAATCGGTGAATATCAGGATTTTGTTCCGATATTCTTTAGGATGCTGGAGGCTCGGAAATGGTGAATACCATCTCCTTTGTCTCCGTGGCGTCCACGGTTGATTACGAAGTCTGGCCCCGGAGCCGTCGGATCCAGTGCACGAAAGCAGCCGCCAATTCGCTTAGGTAATACTACCTCGGCGATGGTGGTTCAAGCTGTCGCACTGTTCAAGCCGGAGTTTAAGGTCCTTAATCAGACTTTTAAACTGTTGGCAGGGAAGATGAATCAATCTTCCCTTTATGAGCAGGCGAAGCTTGTCGCTGACGCTGCTGGACCGATAGTACGCCTGGTTCCTTGAATCCCTACTTACCTTGGTAAGTTGGGAGTTAAAGAGGAACCGGGTAAAGTACGTGTGTTTGCCATGGTAGATTGATGAACTCAGACCCTCCTCCGTCCTCTTCATGAGGCTATCTTCGGGATTTTAGAGAAAATTCCTTCGGATAGTACTTTTGATCAGGATCGTGGAGTTGCGATAGGTACACAGATGCTTCAGAAGAGTGGCTTTGCCGCTTCTTATGATTTATCTGCTGCTACCGATCGGCTACCTGTAGTAATACAGGAGTTACTGGTTGATTATCTCTACTCTGGCTGCGGGCAGCTCTGGTCAGAGCTGCTCGTTGGGCGTGCATATCAGGTGCCAGTGTCCCTCCGTCGCTTGGGTATGAAGATACCCAAGGCCCTACACTATAGTGTTGGGCAGCCGATGGGGGCACTGTCGTCCTGAGGTATGCTTGCCTTGACGCACCATTTTATTGTGCAAATGGCGGCCCGAAGGGCAGGGTGAGTGACGTGATTCCCATTATATCAAGTACTTGGTGATGACATTGTTATCTTTGATAACAGTGTTGCTCATGAGTATTTGATTTTAATGAAAGACCTCGGGGTTGAGATTAACTTAGTAAAATCAGTGGTTTCGAAAGATTCCTTTGAGTTTGCTAAGCGTTTCGTATCCCGGGGTGTGAATCTTTCACCTGTTTCTTTTAAGGAGTTGGATGTGGCATCATCTAGCCTAGAGGCTATGATTATGCTATTGTCCAAGTTCCAAGGAGATCAGGTGCGAATCGCGTCATTTGCTAGATTCCGAGGCTATGGATATAGAGTACTATCTGCTTTAAGTAAACCGCTGGCATCACTGCCGCGGCACTTAAAGTTATTGATGGTATTTCTAGCCATGCCCGGAGTCTCTCCTGCTTCCTTTACTTCTTGAGTCGACTGGTTTTCGATGTCCTCCCTTAATCGGGCGGGTGTTGTTAACCTTCAGTCTCTTAGAGATATCATGATTCGGTGATGAGAGGCTGCGCTTCCATGGAAACATGGAAGTGTAGATACTCTTACACCTCGTGGTATCTGAGACCGTGTTGGTCTTGAGAAGTTAAAGGATTGGCGCGTGGAGATGCTCGAGTCAAGCCTCCAAAGTATCATGTGGCCTCAGCAGTTGGAATATATGGAAGCTCATAAGCTTTCAGATTCCGCTGCTCGCCGCATTGATACTTGTCGACCGGGAGTAGAACGGGAAGAACTTGAAAAGTTCTTCAATTCGTTCATGGAATGGGATGCTGAGAATTCACTCACTCCTATCCATGTTGAGGTCTTTGAACACAAAGACCCTAATACTATCCGGAAGAGAGTAGGCCGCTGGTTAGCTTGATGACTGGCGGTTCCACGTTCCTAGGCAGACTGCCCAGGGTGAGGTGATACGTGTGCTTATATGAGTACATTGGATGATATCCAATGCTCGATCCGTGGCGGAGGCTAGCTAGATTTATTATCTGTTCTCATCTCAAAGAGAACAGTATCTAAGCGACTCATGGATTAACAGTCCGTGGGAGAGCCCTCTGAAGAGGGGGTAACCGACAGCGGTGAGAGTTTCATCCAATTGAAAGTGTAAGTGCTCGTATGAACAGAGCACCTTTCACTTAAGATTCCTCTGCCAAGGGGAAGAGATCATTATCCTGAATCCTGTCGGACGAGTCTGTACAAGCGGGAGCCATTTGAGAAAGAGGGGAGTAACGCCCTCTCGGAATTATGTGACGACCAGTAGCCTATTAATGTAGTAGGCTGCTAGTATAGCTTGATCAGATTGTGTGCGAAGAATCGCCTTTGCAAAGAAGACCCAGTTAGAATTCCATGGGTAATACCCTTAATTAGGCCTGTAGTAGGTTGATTTCCTGCTACAGGGGACCTGAATTGGATAGAATCTGGGAGTGGAAAGCCCTGCAAGCAGGGACAGTCACCTCTTGAGAATGTGAGACCGACATTGACGCTCCGCCTGGGCTCTTACGAGCCTTGCTCGGATCTAGATTCAGTACTAGATCCTGAGGGAGTTAGTCGGGTGTAGCCTCTTCTCAATGTGGCTCGCAGAACGAATAAATAAGTTCTGTGAGACTACTTTAAACCTTCTTTAGCACAATCTGGTCAGAGTGCCACTTGTGTGGACGACTCTGGTCAAACAGGAGTTAGAATTTAAGCGTATCTAAGC